ATAAATCCGTGTCTGCGAATGCTAGACCGGACTCCACCCCGCTGCGATTTTGGTCGAGCGTGGGATCACGACCGCGGACGGTTCATCGCCAGCCCCGGAATTCACATCCCGGAGCAAACGCTGCCAGCCATCGAGTTCAGAATCCAGTTTCCTGGATTTGATTCTTCTCACGAAGAATTCGACACGCTGGTACTTGTCGCTGAAGCGAGCCTTGACCTTCTTGAGGATATTCATTTCCTCAGCGATTTCAGGCTCGTCCACCTGATAACATGGAAAGGAGGATCGAACAGTTCCATAGGGGATAAACCCATAAACCTGCTCTAACCGTTTCCATAGTATGTCGGCAGTCAACGCATAGCCCTTCTTCACCATTTGATTGGCGATTGAGACATACGAAGAGTAGGCAACACCGTCGGCTTTTTTGGAAGACCACAGTTTCCGTAGACGAGTTGGAGTGACATCTAGGCCATTAAAGGCATCCATGCCACAAGACTCGCGGAATCTTCCTGTGATGCAAGACTTGTCACGATTAACTTTTAAAGCGAATCGTTCCAAGGCCAGCATGCATTGCGGAGCCCAGTCGGTGGGGACAATTATGTCATCCCCGTAGACTTTCACCCGCTCACCCACTTCATTTAGTGGCAGTTTTGTTTTGAGGTGCATTGCAGAGACCATGATAGCCCAAAAAAGGACCGCCTCAACAGGAAAGCATAAAGCTGACCCCATTGGAGCGAACTTATTCAAGGGCAATACTGCGCCCGATGGCAGCAGCGTCTCTGTCGTTCTACAGGCTTCAAGGGCTCTCAGTAATTGAGGACATTCTTGGAACGCCTCCTGTACCAGCCTCACCGAAACCCGATCGCTTGCTTCCTTGAGATCGAGCGTGGCCCAATGTCCAGTAGCAGAACTGCTCTGAGCAAGGTCACGATTAACCTCTTGGTGCATAAAGTTAATGTTACCCTTGGTCATCGAATGATGTTCCAAGTGTGCCATCAACTTCCGTCCAAGTCCCTGCTGAATCCATTGGTATTCCAACGGTTCGCAAGAAATCAAACGGGGTCCGCGCGAATCTTTTGGAACGAGTACGACCTTAGCACGTCCCGTTTCGAGACGTTCCATGGCTTTATACCATCCCAATCGATCAATCAACTCACGGGCCGAACCTACCACGAAAAACTCGTAGTAGGGAAACACCTGATGAATGCTACTGTAGAGACGTTTGAAGACCCATTTCTCTTCAAGCTTTTCACCGGTGGCCACCGCACCTGGACCATGTCGCGGGATGATGGACTTCATATCGAAGTCCTTGAAAATCATCCATATGACCCGACGCATAACGAACTGCAAATTTGCAGTGTATGGGTCGGAGCCGTACTCCAGTTCTTTTTCCGTTTCGACGAACGCGTCAATGACTGCCGTCTGCTGTTCCACGGAATAGGGGACTTCGAGTTTATACGCGAAAAAGAGAACCTGACGGAGGTGCCTTACAGCTTCTTCGTCCGGTTCCGCCAGTAGCACACCCTGAGTGTCAAAAACCCGTCTAAAGTACCCCTGCAGAAATGCGGGAATACCCTCGTCCTTATGTGAGCTTTTAAACTCGCGTGGGATAGAGAGACGAGCACTCAGAAGCCCCTGGTCCAACGCTTTCCCAAGCTTGGGTAACGTCTTAGTCAGGAACGAGAGTCCTTCAGAACCGACGCGCGATACTAATGTACGCACGTCGGCTTTGAGATTCTTAACACTTTCGAGTGAAAGTGGATCGCATCTCACCAAAGATGAACAGAGGTCGAGGTAAAACTCGACTTGGCTCTTCGGGACAGGCCCCATGGGTAAGTCCTTCCAAGTGCCACACATCTAGGGCTCGACATATGGATAAATCGCGTGAGACAGCTATGTCTCCCCTCGCAAGAGGGAGTCGATGGTCGTTGCTGTAAGGGTAGCTAACCCACCAGCCGAGACGAAGTCGATGACGTTTGCACATGCATCGTACACCATCTGGTTAGTAACAACGGCGTTCCGAGGTACGGCAATCGTAAGATTGACAACCAAGGACACTGGCAGCGGGGTAGTCGCCACGGTACGTTTCAAGGAAACGAGGTGACGATCAACCAACTGAGCGCCTGACCCATTCACACTGTGCTTAATCTCAAAGAGACCAGGCTCAGCGATCGTGGATGAGACATCGATGAACCGACTCGACGTGGTGTCACCACCAACCCTCGAGTAAGTTACATCATCACCAGAAGCATCGTCAACGACGATGGGTGTCGAGATAGACATGAGGACTCCTCCATAATGCCCTACCGCTCTTAGCGGGTTCATAAGCGCTTTGTCAGGCTAGCATAGCGCTGGTCAGCAACAGCTGCTGCGGAGAGAGTGTGCCCAACGTCAGAAATGACGCCGGCACCGGGAGACGAGAAATCCGGGTATACCTATCGGCGTAAACTTTCCCTAGAGGAATTTCCACATAGGGATTGATTACTACTTGGGTAACCTTCCAGGTCGCAACTGTATAACAGCTGCTACTGAAGTTGGATACGCTCCAGTCCCCTTTAAAGGGATTCACTGAGAGCTTCCCAAGTACGCGCGAGAGACCGAGGAACCAATCCACCACAAAGCTAAATGGCAAAGCTTGCCACGCAGCCCGTAGTGGGTTGTCCAACCCGAGCGCGACCGTTATTGCCCTGATGTAGCCATATACCGAATCAAGATCCTTCAGGCGGTGGAATAATCTCCCACCGGCCCTAAAATCACATCGGTATGCAACTAACTCCCAATGGTAGAACACGCTTTGGAAACGTGCGTCTGGTACGACATCGCTGTAGGGGAGAAACGCGGTTTCAACCACGTTTGTCCTTACCAGTCCGAGCCGGGTCTTCTTCCCATAGGTGTCTTTGAGGTGTTGAATCCTCGCCGATACCGTAGTCAGCAGACCAGACAGTTTCTGTAAATCTCCGACGAATGGTTTCCATCCGAAGGAAAAGTTCAGAAATCCACCAGCAAGAGTACCCTGTAGCGAATCCGTAAGTTTCGGGATTAAGTCCCCTAGCTCGCGGAGCTCCCACGTGAAGTTAGCAATGCTAACCTCGGTGGGGATCTGAGTCGAGAAGCTTGTAAAGGCATCCTCGGCAAAGACTTGCCACAGGTCATCAGAGGCCACCGGAAAGTTGAAAACAACCGAGTTGGGAATGGGGATCTCAATGGGACTAATCGGAGTTACCGACGCGTTACCACTGAAATTCTCATCTTGTACCCAAGGTTGCAGAGTTTTCAAGTCTCTGCAATCGAATGAGCTCTGAACTGTGTCTGATGACGGCCAAATACCGTTAGCATCATGCAGTTTGCCTTGGAAGTCGTCAATGCTCTTAAAATGAGCAGGGCCGCGCAACCTTGGCAGATCCAAGTCGATGGTAATGTTGGGGTGTACATAATGTACCCTTGCCATGCCAGGGAATCCTGGGTCTTCGCTCACTCGAGATCGGTTTGTGTATGTTTTCAACACATCCTCCTTTCGATCCTACTTTCATAAGATCTCGAGAGAGACGGGGGGCGCAAGCCC